GCCGCGCGATATCAGCGGCGCTATCAGTGGAGCCTGACCGACGATCGGCAGACCAGAATACAAAAGCTCGACGGCCTGGAGCGCGCGCTGCGCTTCGTCACCACCGAGCAGGGCAAGGGGCGCGGCGGCGACGACTTTCTCAAGGACTATCGATCTCAGTTTGGCAAGCTGGAGGCCGAGCAGGCCCCGGTGCCGGTGGCGACGAACCAGAAGGACATCGACTACCTCATCGGCAGAGCAAAGGCCGCCGTCGCGCGCGATCCCAAAACACGCGACGAGGCTCTCAAGAGATTGCAGCAGCGTCTGCCGAAAGGCGTGGACGCTCGGCTTCTGCTGGAACAATAGATCATGGCAAGAAAGCTGGTTGATGACCCGTTCGCCGACCTGGGCGCAACGGCAGAAGACCCGTTTGGCGATCTCGGCGCACCATCACCGCTCGGCAAGGAGATCGGTCGACAGGCGCTCGACGTCGGCAAGCAAGCTCTGTCGGCTGTCCCTGGAGCACTGGAGAGCGCGCTGACGTTCCCGGCGAACGCAACCAGCTTTGTTGGCGGGTTGGTCGAGAAGATACCCGGCTTTGCGCCTAGCCCCGAGCAAGCCGCCGATCGCGCCAAGCTGCTTGAGTTGACCGAGGGCGCACGCAAGCCCATCACACGCTATCTGCCGGAACCGGAGACACGCGCCGGTCAACGCACGCTCCAGGGCGGCGAGACTGCGCTCACGACCGGGCTCAATCCATTCCGAGGCGGGCTATCAGTCGGACGCGCTGCTGGCGTCGGCGGGACCGCTGGTGTTACCGGCGAGGTGGCGCGGCAGGCAACGGAAGGCACCGCAGCCGAACCCTATGCACAGATCGCTGGCACTCTGCTTGCGGGTACGGCTGCAGCTCGTCAGGCCGAGCGCGCAGCTGCGAAGGCTGCGCTGCCGACAATCGCGGAAACGAAGACCGCAGGCGGTGCGCAGTATGATGCGTTCCGCAATAGTGGTTTTAAGGTTGATCCCGCTGCCGCCCCGCAGTTTTCCGGCGCGCTAAAAGCTGATCTGGCTCCGCGTGGGCTTACAAGCGAAACGGTGCCTGACACTTGGAAGGTACTCAATAAAATCGAGGAACTGGGACCAAAGCCTGCACCTTCAAATCCTATGGCTGCGCTGACGGGATCAAAGCCTGCACCGCAGGCGGCTGCGCTTGATCCCCAAAAGTTCCACGAAATCTATCAGGAACTGGGTGCGGTCGCGCGCGGTGCGCAGAACGCCAACGAGCGGATGGCGGCTGGCATTGCGCAGGAGCGACTGCTCGGCATGCTGGAGGCGATGCCGCCGGGATTTATCCGGGGCGGCGATCCAGCTGCAGGCGCAGCTCTCCTGCAGAGAGCGAACCAGAACTGGGCTGCAGCTGCACGCTCCGAGAACGTCAGCGGTCGCATCACCAAGGCCGAGCAGGTAGCGTCGGGGCAGTATTCCGGCCTCGGCCTGGAGAACGAGCTGCGGCGGCGCATGGGCGTGCTGGGTCTGCCACCAGAGGCCGCTGGCAACAGGCCGCCGTCGCGCGGCTTCACGCCCGCCGAGCGGCGGCAGTTTGAACAATTTGGCGAAGGCACGACAGCGCAGAACCTTCGCCGCTATGCCATCGGCGCGCTTGGCGGTCGCGGTGGCTTCGCCGCTGGCGGCGCACTCGGCGCTGGCGGTCTTGCTGGCTATTTCGCGGGTGGCGATCCGGTTCTCGGCACTGCGGCGGGTGCAACCATCCCCGCAATCGGCACGACGCTCGCGCTGCTCGGCAACCGCAGTGCGCTGTCTCGCGCGCGGGATCTTGAGCGCATGCTGCTCGGGCGATCTGAATTAGCCAATCGTGCTGGCCGCATCCCGCAGCCGGGAACCGGCTTTCCACTAACAACGCTCGCACCAACGCTCAATAACCTGGGCGAGGGGGAATAGATGGCTGGCACAATCAATCTGGCGCTCACCCAGCAGTTCGACGCGCAGGGCGATCCGCTCAGTGGCGGTCTGCTGCAACCCTCACCGCTGGCACGACGACGCCGCAACCGTCGTTTCAGGACTTCGGGCTAACCATCCTTCATCCTAATCCGATCGTCCTCGACGCCAGCGGTCGTGTGCCGATGTTCTATCTGGCTGACGGCTTCATCAAGATCAGGCTCACCGACAAGAACGGTGTGGTTGTCATCGCCGCCGATCAGATGCTGGTGATAGGTCCGTCAACCGGCACAAGTGGTGGAGCAGGCGTCGATGTGACGACCGTGTTGCAGACCGGCGACATCAAATCGCGATACGGCACTGGTGTGTTGGACGGCTTCGTGCGCTGCAACGGCCTGACGATTGGTCAGGTCGGTTCAAGCGCAACCGAGCTGGCGGGAGTGAAGGCGCAAGCTCTGTACGAATATCTCTGGCCGTTTCCGAACATCGCGCTCGACAGTGCCGTGAAAGGCGTGAACGCCGTCACTGATTTCGGTTTGCTCAAGCGGCTCATTCTTCCCGATCTGCGCGGGCGCATCATCGCTGGCATGGACGACATGGGCGCGACGGCGGCGGCCAGATTGACATCCACATATTTTGGTGCGTCGGCAATTGTGCTCGGCAATGTGGGCGGCACCGAAAGCAAAACGCTGACCGCTGCCCAATTGCCGGGGCATACCCATTCGGGTTCCAGTGTAACCGGCAATGAGAACCAAGCCCACAACCATCAGATTGTTGGCACCACCGGCGGCAATAATGAAACCCTCGATCATACGCATAATTATGGAGATCAATTCTTCTCACAAACCAGTAGTGCCGCAGCGGCGGGTGGTTCTGGTACTGGCAGCAATAGCTCCACTAGTTCTACCACTGGCCCGTCGAGTATCGGTGCTGGCGTCCACACTCACAACATGAACTTTATCAGTGGAAATGAGAACCAAAACCACAACCACAATTTCAGTTTCACCACAAATACTGGCGACGGTGTTACTGGAACGCCACACGCCATCGTCGCACCAACGATGGTGCTAACTATTTACATAAAGCTCTAACCGCATCTTCCTTCGCACGAAACGAGCCGCCCCGGAGGGCGGCTTTTTTATTGGGACAATCGCATGCCCTTCTATACCGGACACGTCGCAGCGGCGAGCAACCGCGCGGACCTGTTGTTTCAGGTCCAGCTGGTCGATCCAGTGACCAACGACAGCGTGGACTTCACCGGCGCAACAATCACGGTTGCACTTCGTCCGGTGAAGGGTGGCGGCAATAACTACTCGTCGCCGACACTGACCGGCACCAATCACGACGGTCACATCACAGTCATTGGTCCCGGCAATTTTGAGGTGAAGTTCTCGCGTGCCGAGATGACGCAATTTTCTCCCGGCGATCTCGATATTGGCATTACGGTGCTGCTCAACGACGGCGTCACCTATCAGCTGTTCGCCGGTCAGCTGCCGGTCGTTGACGGAGTAGTCGCAGCATGAGCCTCACCGCCTATCCTACGCTGCGGCTCAAGCTGACATTGCCGCAGGCATTGAAGCTGCAATTCCTGCCAGCTATTCCCGGCAGCAACGCCTCGGCCGCTGCGGCTCAGGCCGAGGCTGCTGCTGCTGCCGCCGAGGCTGCTGCCAACACTGCCGTCGCCGCTACCACCAACAAGGTGGACCGTACCGGTGACGTGATGACCGGCTTCCTGACGCTCAATGCCGATCCCACGGCGGTCCTGCACGCGGCCACCAAACAGTATGTGGACGCACATGCGGGTGGTGGCGGCGCAACAGTCGCGGATGGTGACTATGGCGACATCACCGTTTCCGGCACAGGGACGGTTTGGACGATTGACCCTGGGGTCGTCACGTTTGCCAAGATGCAAACGATTGCAACCGACAGTCTCCTTGGCAGGGATACGGCGGCGACGGGTGCAGTTGAGAACATCACGCTCAATGCCACGCTGTCGATGACAGGTGCGGGTGCGTTGCAACGTGCTGCGCTGACTGGCGACGTAACGGCCACGGCAGGCAGCAACGCAACTACCATTGCGAACGATGCCGTCACCTACGCCAAGATGCAGAACGCATCGGCGGCATCGGTGCTCATCGGGCGCGGGTCTGCATCGGGTGCGGGCGACCCGCAGGAGATAGTGCTCGGCACCAACCTGACGATGTCGGGCACAACGCTGAACGCGACCGGCGGCGGCGGCACCGGCAACGTCACCTATACGGCGTCGAGCACCGCGCCGGTATCACCGGCTGCTGGTGACCTCTGGTACGACCTCTCGACCGGCGTGCTGGCGATCTACGTCAACGACGGCAGCAGCTCGCAGTGGGTGATGGTTGCGCCGCCGGGTGGGGTTAGTACCACTGATCCCACGCCGCCGCAGGGTCGCCTGACGTTGCAGACGCTAACCCCGGTGATGACAACGACGCAATCGGCGAAAACCACGATCTATTATACGCCCTATGTGGGCAATCGCGTGCCAATCTACGACGGCACCAACATGGTGATGACGACGTTTGCCGAGTTGAGTGTTGCCACTACTGACACAACAAAAAACCCGGCCGCCATCGGCGCGTCAAAGGTCAACGATTGGTTCGTATGGAGCGATGCCGGTACCGTCCGTATTGGGCATGGTCCTGACTGGACCAGCGACACCGCGCGCTCGGCTGGTACTGCGCTAGTGATGGTCAACGGCATTTTGCTCAACAATACCTCGATCACCAACGGTCCCGCTGCATCGCGTGGCACCTATGTCGGCACGACGCGCAGCAACGCTTCATCACAACTGGATTGGATTTTTGGTGGGCTTTCTGTTGGGGGGACGGCTGGATTTTTTGGTGTATGGAATATCTATAATCGGCGCAGGGTCGTTTCACTTGTTGGCGATCTAACCGATACCTGGACGTATGGCACGGTAGCGTGGCGCGCTGCCGATGGCAGCAGTACGATGCGCCATTCTTTTGTTGTTGGGTTGAGCGAAGATGGAATTACGAGCACATATGCCACAGGTGCAAGTCCAGGAGCAGGGGCAACTGCAACTTGTGGCGTAGGTTACGATACGACTTCGGCATACACCGGCACAACATCTTTTAATGGTATGACTGGTGCTCTATTCATGGCTGCAATCTGTACTGTTGTTCCAGCGGTCGGTTTCCATTTTGTAAGCGCAATTGAGTACAACAGCACGACGACCGCATCTATCTGGTTTGGTGATGCCGGTGTGCCAGTTAGTTATCAGGCTGGTCTCATTTTAGAGATATGGATGTGAACATGGACGCAGGAACGCTGCACGACTCAATCGCCGAGGTGAGATAACGTGGCCATTGACTTCCCCACTAGCCCGACGGCTGGCCAGCAATACGCCTTCAACGGCGTGACCTATGTGTTCACGTCGCAGGGCGTGTGGGCTACGGCTGGTGCCAGTGCTATCACCGTCATCAATGGCTCGCCGCAGGGTCGCCTCACGCTACAGACGCTGACACCTGTGATGACGACAACACAGTCGGCGAAGACCACGATCTATTACACGCCCTATGTGGGCAATCGCGTGCCAATCTACGACGGCACCAACATGGTAATGACGACGTTCGCCGAATTGAGTGCTGCAACAACGGATACGACCAAGTCGCCGGCCGCTATTGGTGTCTCCAAGGTCAATGATTGGTTTGTGTGGAGCGATGCGGGCACGCTGCGGATAGGCCACGGCCCGGACTGGACGAGCGACACGGTACGCTCGGCTGGCACGGCATTGGTGATGGTTGCTGGAACGCTCCTGAATAACGCATCCATTACGAACGGCCCGGCGGCGTCGCGCGGAACCTATGTCGGCACAACACGTAGCAACGCCTCGTCGCAACTGAATTTCATTTTTGGGTCGAATGCTGCGAGCGGTGGCGCTGCATTGCTAGGTGTTTGGAATATGTACAATCGGCGACGAGTTGTCACAACTGTCCAAGACAGTGTTGCGAGCTTTGCTATAGGCGCAAATACAATAGCTGTATTCAATGGCAGTGTGAATAATAACGTTCTTGTCGTTACTGGATTGGCAGAAGACACGGTATTAGCTCGATTTAATGCTATTGCGAGCCCCGGAACTGGTGCGAATGCTTGTGCAGGGGTTGGGGTTGATAGCACCACGGTTGCGTCCGGCATCATGACCGGCACTGGTTCGCTAACCGGGCACGCGTATGGTGAATATTCCGCTCCGTTGTTTGGGGCTCATACATTGACAGCATTGGCTGTTCATCAAGGCGGCTCCAGCACCGGGTCGTATTATGGAACTGGGCTTGTTACGGGTTTTATTGCCCCGGGCCTTGTTGTTGATATCTGGAATTGAGGTCATGTGATGGACGCAGGAACGCTGCACGATGCAATCGCCGAGGTGAGCCCAATCACCTCATGCTCAGTTGGTAAAGCTGACGACCGCTCGACTTGGACATGGGTGCCGGGACTAGGTGCCACGCAGCCGCAGATTGACGCCGGCAATAATGTTATTGCCACCATTCCGATCAATCAGCTTGGCACCGTGGCGACCGGGGACTTCATCGCACGCTGGACCAATGCTGAGTACAAGGCACTTCAGCTTCGGCGCACGACTGACAACGGCAAGATGGCCAAGGATTGGGACAACGTCACCAGCGATGCAGCAATCAACATGAACAAGAAGAAGACACAGACGCTGAAAACATCGCTCGTCACTGATGGCATCCTGACGCAAGCGCGCGCCGACGAAATCTTTGCATGATCCTCCGAATAGCAGTCGGCGTGGCCACCATCATCGTCACGCTCCTGCTACTCGCCCTGCTCGACCGCGACGCAGAAAGCAATATCGCATTTGATTGCATGGACCCAACCGAGCGTGAGCGGGTGCGGGATATAGCGTTGCACGGCATCGACCAGGGCTTGGAAGAGGCGACGAAGCACCTCTACACGATCTGGCAGAAAGACCCCAACACCGAGCAGCCCAAGCGCGCCAGGGTCGGCATCGTGAACGCCATCAACGCACACGCTCGCGCGCGCAAGTTCGCACTCGACTGGACCCCTCCAAGCTGTGAGAGCAAACCATGAAGGTCTGTATTAGTTCAGGCCACGGGCTCTACATACGCGGTGCCTCTGGCTCGCCGATCCCGCCGTGCATGGACGAAGTCGACGAGGTGCGGCTGATCGTAGATCAGGTGGCGCAGGAGCTACGCGCGCTCGGCGTCGAGGTGAAAGTATTTCACGACAACACCTCGCGACCAATCGACCAATTTGACGACGATCGTGAACGCGCACAACAGCTGGGTGTCGCACGATTGGGATATCAGCGTTCACATGAACGCCTACAATGGCACTGCGCACGGTTGCGAAACGCTGTATGTTTCGAACACCGGCAAGGACATGGCGAAGAAGATATCGGGTGCAATATGTACTGCTTCTGGCTTGACCCTTCGTGGGGACGCGGGTGCGGTGTACCGAGGCGACCTGAAGTTCCTGAACTCGACGCACGAACCGGCATGCCTTCTGGAGGTGGCATTCTGCGACAATCCAGACGACTGCGATCGAGTATCGTCGGCTTTCGAAAGTATCTGCTCCGCAATTGCAGGGGCTATTGCCGGGAAGCAACCGGCCCCAGGCCCCGATCCCGGTCCTGATCCTGGCCCCGAGCCACCGAGCGGCGTGCTGTTCGCGGCGCGCGGCAAGGTCAGCTATTTTGGCGGGCCTTCGGACACCGGGGTGAGCAGCTCAGAAATGCTCGCATTCATCTCGGATGAAATGCAGGCACCGCAACTCTTCCTCCCGTACCAACCGGAGGACACGACCGGGCTCGCACGTCGACTTAATCCTTGGACGCCATACTGCGCGGCGCGCTGGGACTATGAGCAAACGCCGAAGTCGATGCTCCGCGACAGCGGACAGCTCGCCCGCGTCACCAATCCTCGCACTGGAGATTTTATTGATTGCTGGCCTGCCGACTGGGGGCCGCACGAGGACACTGATCGCGTAATGGACCTAAGTCCTCTGGTGATGACGGTGCTCGACCTCACCACAGACGATGAGGCCGAGCTAACTTACCCAGCTCCCGACTAGGCAGCTGGTCCCTTCGCGACGACCTTCGGCATCGGCTGTTCTTGCCGTGGCAGATACTGGGCGAGCTTATTCCGCTCGGTTTCGATAGCCTCAAATTCCCGCAGAAACATATCGTATAGTTCGTTCATTCGCTTTGCGCGTTGAGCGCCTTCCCGCCACATCTCCCTCCGCCACTCATCGTTGTCGGCTCGCGCATTCTGACTGAGCCGCATCAACAATTCCACACGATCAATATCAGCCATTGCTGTTTGCCTCCTCTGCTTCGGTCACCAGCTTGTCTATCTCTTTGCGTATTTTGTTAATCGCCGTTTGTTCCTTCGGCGTGCAATTGAACCAGAACGTCCGCATGGCCGCAGAGCCTTTGCGGGCTTCTGCGCGCGCCATGTCCTCGATAGATTGTGCCGCCCCGTCCTCGGGGGTGTCCTCGGGCGGGGCGGCGTCCACTGCTCCCGTTGCGATGCGGCCAGCTTCCGGGGCAGCGGTTTCGGTAATCTCGCCGGTCTGCGCATCGATGCGCGTTCCGTTCGCAGGCTTCAGCGCGACGGGTGGTACCTTCTCTGCGCCAGGGATGCTCTCGACCTCTGTCTCGTCGAGATAGCCCAAGCCACTGATCGACAGTGTCACGCGCCGCTTGGCCTTCGTCACGCATTTCAAAATCTGATTGGCGCGTACCTCGCCGCGCAGCGTATCAGGGAACGGTACCGCACCGAGGTCTTCGTCCACGCGCCCGGTGCTGTCTCTGGCGCGGACGTGGACCGTCAGCAAGCCGTCGCTGATGTCCTGCGACACGATCTCGATGTTGATGCCGTGGAGCTTGCGCAGCTGATCGGCGCATGATCGCGTGGCGTACAGGATCAGCTTGCCCTGCAGCTTGAGGTATTGGAACGGTTGCGTCACCGGGTTTACACCGATGCTGTCGCAGACGCGGTTGTAGTAGATCACCCGCTGCTCTGGCGTGAGGCCTCCCAGATCGCCTTCGATGATCAGCCGCTCCATCACGTCGGCTGTGTTGTCTTGTTTCTTCTGAGGCAGTGCCATTTCATTCGTCCTTCATTTGTCGCAGTGACAGGTTGCCAAGGCGATTGCGGGTGATCTGCACGCCATAGCCGAAGCATCGCTTGGCGTCGGGCGGCACCATGCTCTTGAGTATCTTCGCGGCGTCGTCGTAGGCGTCCGCGCTGTCGCGCAGCTGCAGCCAGATGTCGGCGTGATGTGCGAACTCGTTATTCCCGTTCATGTCGACAACGCGCGTTGCGTCGACCGGCAGCGGCACCATCGGCAGATCGACCGGCGGCGTTCTGTTCCTGACGTGCTGGATGAACGTCCAGCCGCGCTCGAGCATCAGCTTGGCGTAGTCAGCGTCGCGCCTGATGATGTCGACGACCGGCTCGGCTGCTCCCATGATCACCGACAGTGCGCATTGCTCCGCGCCGGTCATTTCCATCTGCCACTGGCATTGCGGGAAGTAGCGATCGCGGATGACCGGATCGAACGGCTCGTTGCCGTTCGTCCACTTCACCTCGATCGGGCATTTCAATTCGTTGACCCAGCCGTCGAGCGTGCACATGGCCCAGTCGTGCTGGTAGTGGTCGACGGTGTCGCCGCGTCTGCTGATGCCGACGACGCCGCCGTCTATCCCGCGCCGCTCAATCCAGTTCAGGTGCATCTGCTCGGTTTCACTGCCGCGATAGACCGGCCAGACATCGGAGAGATCGTCGGGGATTTTATCGCCCATCTTTTCCAGCCACAGATCGTTGATCTTCACCGCGTTGCCGCCCATGACGATGTTCATGTCGGAGCCGCCGAGCTTGCCGGTGCGGCGCGCGAGCTGTGCTGCATTCAGGGCCATGTTGTCTCCGAGGGTCAAAACCGATATATGTGACCGTACAGGAAACCTTAAACAACGGTCAACCCATGCCAATAGCTCGGCGTAGAAACAACTCGCGCCTGATCGCGTGCAATTCGATGGAGGATGTGATCAAGGCGCTGGACGGCGGGGCCAATGTTGCCAAGCTCACCGGTCGTTCGCTCAACCACCTCGGCAATTGGCGCAACGACACCGGACGCTTTCCGGCGAACACCTATCTGGTCATGCGCAAGGCGCTGGCCGAGAAGGGCTACGAGGCTCCCCCGGCCTTGTGGGGTATGCTGGAGCCGTGAGGCGGTTCATCCGCAAGCGGCGTGCACAGCCCGAGGCCCAGATCCAGCGGGCGGTATTCGAGCACATTGCGTATCGGCAGGTTCCCGGCTGGCGGTTCTGGTCGACGCCCAACGCTGCCAAGCGGTCCCTGCAGATGGGGGCCGAGCTGAAGGCGCAGGGCATGACGGCGGGCGTCGGCGATATCTCGATCGTCAGCCCCACCGGGCGCTACCATGAGCTGGAGCTGAAGGTCGCCAAGGGAAGGCTGTCTGCAGCCCAGCGGGAGCGCCAGGATGCGCTGAAACAGTCCGGGGTGATCTGTGCCGTGGCCTACGGGCTGGACGCAGCCCTGGCCATCCTGAAGGGCTGGGGGGCCATCCGGTAAAGCGGGGACAACCCGGCGGATGTGACTTGCGCGAACCGGCGAACGGGTGTCCGTAGGGGGCTCCTCCTGCGGCGAGTCCCCCGATGGATGACATCCTCGACGTGTTAGTCGCACACGGCGTGCCCGGTGCGACCATCGTTCGCGTGGCCCAACTCATTGCAGATGCCAAGCAAACTGAAAGATTGAGGGAGAGCGCACGGGGGCGTATGAGGTCTGTTCGCGAACGTTCGCGAACACATCCGAACACTCGCGAACAGAAATCCGCTCTTTCTTTAGAAGTAAGAGAAGAAGGTCTTTCAAAGAAAGGGAAGGAGGTACGGAGGAAACCAACTGCGCTCCCGTTGCCGGACGATTGGCAACCGAAGGGAGCGCAGCGTGATCCTGCGGAGGCCGACGAGTTCCGCGATATGTGCCGGTCGAAGGGCCGGACCTACGTCGACCATGAAGCGGCGTTCCGCAACTTCCAACGGTCCCCGTACAACCCGCGAAATAAGAACGGGGGTATCCCTGCAACGGTATCCGACGCCGAGCGCCGCAAGGCTCTCGATGAGCTAGAGTTCTACCGGCAACAAAACCTTGGAGGGCAGACCAATGGCAAAAACCCAGAAGCGCGAGTTTGGACAGATACCCGATTGGGCAAAGCGCGGTCCGGTGACGAAGGCCAACTACGACTTGCGGGCGGAAGCACACATGGCCCTGAGGTCGAAGACCGGGAGATCGCAAACGCCCTTTCTGCGGTTGCCAGGAACCTACGCACCGGATGACGACGAGCTGCCGACAGCGGATCACAATGGCTGGGTGGAATACTGGATTTGGCTTGGTGGCGGTTATGGTTTTTCGCGTCAGGTCGCGATGTTCTTCGATGGGCGGTTCAAGGCGCTGAACGTGCCCGAGGCCACTCCCGAGCTATTTGACATGAACTTCCGACGTGATCCCGGTTTCCGAGCGCAGATCGAAGATATCGGCAAGCGGATCGAGCGCGAGCGGATCGACAATCACCCGGTCCGATCTATCGACATCTGCAATCTCTTCGTGGCGCGCGGTCGACCGGGCTTTGACAAGATGGTCGAGCTGGCGCACGCCGGGGCGCTGGGTGCATGGGCTGCACCGCTCTACGCGAACGTGGGGCGGCAGCTCGATCCCAAGGATTACTGGCGCTGGGACGCGGAGCGTGACGGCATCCACGTCAACCTGAAGGATTACCTTGCCCATGCCACGCAGTACCGGAGCCGGTAGGCACGACCTCGACCGGGTGCCCGAGCCGATCGGCGGCTTCCCCTCGGTGCCGAC